GGCGGAAGTTTAGAAAGAGAAATGTTTGTTGATTCTGTTGAAGGTGATCTTAATGTACGTGACGGAGAAGAACTCTATAGTCATCTACCCGCCCGAAAAGTTGAATCTGCTCTTAGAAATGCTGTGCGCAAGAATCGTATTGCAGAGGGCAAAAATAAACAATATAGAAATGCTCTTCGAGGAATGAAGAAGCAATTATCAGAGATGAACCTTTTCAACGCTAAACTTCTTTATGCTAATAAGTTAATGCAAAATAGAGATCTTTCTATTAAGCAACAAAAACATATCGTAGAATCATTAGACGAAGCAGGAACTTTAAATGAAGCTAAGCTTCTTTTTGAAAGTCTTTCTAAATCTCTAAGCCGACCATCTAGAAAAGGTGGAAATCTTAATGAGAGTTCAAGTAGACGCGTTCTAAGCTCTTCATCACGTTCAGTGAAAAGTGCACAACCAATTAATGAAAACGTTGCACTTGATCGATGGGCTACTTTAGCAGGAATCAAAAAATAATTTTAATTTTAAACAAACTTAATAATAAAACAAAAAGGAATTAAAAACTATGAGTTTTTCATTACAAACTTTAACTGAGGGCATTCGTGATCGTCACGTAGGTCAACAAAACAAAAGATTGGTCGAGAAGTGGTCTCGTACTGGTCTTCTTCGTGGAATGGATGATGTGAATCGTGAGAACATGGCAACTATGCTTGAAAATCAAGCTGCTCAAGTTCTACGTGAATCTAATACCATGTCTGCTGGTAATGTTGGTGGTTTCACTAACATTGCTTTCCCAATCGTTCGTCGTGTATTCGGTGGACTTATTGCTAATGAATTGGTTTCTATTCAACCTATGTCTCTTCCAAGTGGGCTTCTTTTCTACTTAGATTATACCTACGGAAGTGATAATGGCGGATATGGCTCAGGTGAGTCAATTTATGGTGGACCATCTGGTAAGGCAATCCAAAATGGTGCTGACGCAACTGGTGGTCAATATGACTTAGTAGGTAGCGGCTTTTCTCGTAAGCATGTTGTTGTTGAAGCAGCAGCAGCAGCAGGTGCTAGAGCTGATGAAGATGCTTCAAACAATCGTAAAGAAGTTCGTGCAGATCTTTTGCAACTTTTAACAATTGTAGAATTTGACGAGAGTGTAGCTTCACATAGAACACTTATCGATGACGATTCACAAATTATTGATCAATCAACTGCAGGCAGAAAATTTTATTTCTTAGCAGTTATGACTGATAAACTTGATGGATTTGACAAAGATCTTGTAAAAGATGTTTCAATCAGAGATATTGCAGATGATGCAGCTCTTCCAAATTCAGCGCTTTCAGAGCTTCCAGGATCAGACATTCAAGGCGGAAAAGCACAAAATGTACGTCGTCTTAACAAGCTAGGAACAGTAGCAGGCGGCGTATTTACCGCTGATAACTTAGCTGATCCTACTGATCCAGCTACAGCAGTTCTTGTACTAGTGCCAACAACAAGAACTGCTGCACATTCTCATACAGACGAAGTTCCAGATGCTATAGCTTCTGTTGATGGTGATATTGCTCAATTTACTATTTCTTACGTTAGAGCTTCTTCTGTTGCACATTTAGATTCTGAAGGTACTGCAACATTTGGATCAGTTACAGGTGATCCATCTTTTGAAGGTGACGGATCAGGTGGCGACGCAAATGGTAAACAACAGCTTGATATTCCAGAAATTGATATCAAGATCGAATCAATTCCAGTAACAGCTCAAACACGTAAGTTAAGAGCACGTTGGAGCCCAGAGTTGGCGCAAGACCTTAATGCATATCATTCAATGGATGCAGAGGTTGAGCTTACTCAAATCCTTTCAGAGCAAATTGCTTTGGAAATCGATCGTGAGATTCTTGGAGATCTTCTTAATGGAGCTAAAGGTGCTAACTTCTTCTGGAGTCGTTCACCTGGTAAATTTGTAAATAAGAGAACTGGTGGAGAGATTGCTCGTACTTCTACTCTTAACCCAGGACCAGCTTTCACTGGTACCGTTCGTGAATGGTATGAGACTTT